GGAAGAGACGCTGTCCGTTCTCGTCACAAGCCGCCAAGACGACCAAGCGAGCCCGAAGGTTGATGAGGTTCCGACGCTTGCCTCCAGAGACAGAAGCCTCGAAGGCGTCCCGCTCGGCCGCGGTCAGGATGCGAACAAATAAGTCTCCGCCCCATTGAGGGACGGAGATCTTTTCGAGGTGAAGGTCGTCTGACCCGAGAATGTCGAGCCGGTTGAGAATTGGCATGATCCCTCCTTGTTGGTTAGCTCACGCTGGCATGTGTGACGTTTCCAGTCACCTTTAGGACCATGTTCACTCGGTTGACCTCATCCATACTTTGACTGATGGAGAAGGATCGAACGAAAGCCGTGAAGGTGAATGTGTCGTTGTCTGAAGTTGTGATGACGACAATGTCGGCCGTTGCAGATCCTGCTTCAAAAGACTCCAGGACATCTTGTTGTCCTGGATCGTCATTGTCGAACTGAGCCTCGATGGTCACTTCGCCGCCGTCACCAAATCCAGGAACAAAGGTCCGAAGACTCGAGGTTCCGAGATGTGTAGTATCGATCATGGAGCGCTCCATGGTCGGTCCGTCAATTGACAAGATTTGTCCGACAGCTTGGGCGCTTCCCGCTCCAGCCTTGTCCAGTGTGATCGTTGCGCCTTGTCCGAGGAATGCTGTCATCCGGGGTAGTCCGTTTCGTTAGATCGATAAGAGAAGAGGAAAGAGAGTTGTCGGATAAAGACTCCGACCCGACCCCCATCGACAGGGGTTGCATAATCTGTTCGGTCATTGGTATGGGTACAGCCCAAAATCTGGACAGAAGCGACCCCGTCGCCGTCTGGGATGAGCCGATTCTCTCTCCGACCCGAAAGAGCCTGGCGGACCCGTTCGGCCAGATCTGTCGCGGTCCCGTAGTCCTCCGCCATGCAGTAGATATCAAAGTCGACCGAGACGATGTCGGAGGCCCCGGTGAGGGTTGAATAAGGACGAGACGACCCGATCTCGTACATGATCGCCGGCAGAGCCTGTTCTTGATCCAGAGCCAAGGGAGCGACCCGAGTCGACACAATCGCCGAGACCTCAGAGTCGACCTGGAGGATGCGGA